GGTGTGCTAATGAAGCAGGAGTAAAAATTCCTAATACTGTTTTTACCCCAGGTGGTGCAGCAGCATTTAAAAAAGCAGGTAATTGGATTGATGGAGATGTAGCAGATCCAGAACTAGGAGATGTTGCATACTTTGATTTTCCATCTGATGGAGTAGATAGAATTTCTCACGTAGGTATTGTCGTTGCTGATAATGGCGACGGTACTGTATGGTGCATAGAAGGCAATACTTCTGGAGATCCTAAAGGTAGCCAACGTAATGGTGGAGAGGTTTGTAAAAAACTTCGTGCCTTTAAAAAAAATAAAAAAGGCATTATGGTTTCTATTGTAGGGTTTGGTAGACCTAAGTTTGGCTCTGCCCCTGCGGGTACTGCTAAAAAGGCTGCTGCCAAGCCTAAAACATGCTCAGCATGTGGTCAAACCATCAAATAAAGGTCTTTGACTAAGTAAAAAGGGTTTGGTATACTTAAATGTATACTCTGAGGGGATTTTTATATGACAGTCTTGGCTGTAGTTCGTCATGAAAATAAAATATATATGGCTGGTGATCGTGGTGCTTCCGATGATAATACAATACTTTCTTTAACAGCCCCAAAAGTTTGGAAACTTGGCCCATATTTGCTTGGATATGCAGGGGCATTGGATGGAGAACGAATTAGATATAACTTTAATCCATACGTTCCAGATATAAAAGACGTGGATAAGTTTATGCAAACTAAATTTATTAAACAATTAAGAAATTTTTACAGTGATTGGTGGGTTGATACTGGCAAAGAGGCTGACCTTGGTTTAATTATTTGTATTAAAGGACAAATATATGAGCATAATGCAGTTGATATGTCTTTATCTAAATATAATTTAGATTATTTGGCAATGGGTTCTGGGGCTGAGTATGCCTATGGTTATTTAAATGCTACAGAAAAATCTAAAGACCCTCGCAAAAGAGTGGTTGGAGCAGTAAATGCTGCCATTAAATTTAGCCCATCCTGTATGGGGCCTATTGACGTGGTAAGTATATAATTAATTAAATGATAATTAATCAAGATGATGGGCTTGTTGTTCCAGATAAAACAATTGCATTTTTCCCAATTGTAGCAGAAGATGGATTAAAACAATTTGATTTAAAAGACATAAACTTATTTTTAAATCCGTTAAATATAAATCATCAAAGAAGTTGGTTTAATCCCTTTTTTTATAAATGTTTGCCATTAGCAATTGGAAATATGCAGGGTTTTATTTTTAGTTTACCATATAAAATTAGTGTTTTTTGGAATGGTGGAAATTTTCCAGAAGATATATCCATAAAATATTTTGAAGATTTTGAAAAATATAAAAATATTAATTTTATTTATCCAAAATCAGAATTTGGAAATGGAATTTTAACATTACATTTTCCATTAACTTTAAAAACACCGCCAGGGATTAATTTAATGACAATTGCTCCACCAAACTTTCCATTAGTTGGATTAAGCCCTATGACTGGAGTTGTAGAGTCTGATAATCTTAGGTTTTCTTTTACATTAAACATAAAAATAGATTTGCCAAACATAGAACTAGTTATTGATAAGAATACGCCATTGGTTGGATTATTACCAATACCAAGATATTTTTGTGATTCTTTTGAATTAAAAAATGCTTATGATATTTTTGATAAAAATATAGTAGAAGAAGAAATTAATGTAGCCAACCAACATGCCGATTTTAGAACACATTCACAGAATGATAAGTTTAAACCAGATAGAATATACTATCTTGGAAAAGATATTAAAGGAAATAAATTTAAAGACCATCAATTACCTAAAAAAAAGAAAAGTTGACTTTTATAGTTAACTACAGTATAATTTATATATGGCAAATTTTGATGACATATTAAAAGACATTCAAAGTGAGGCATCAAATCTTGACGAGTTTGAGATTTGGCTAACTAATGGAATTGAGCGGGGCTGGGTAACAGAACCGTTCTGCAATACTCATGAGGGAGATCCCTATATGAGTGACGAAGAGGCACAAGAGTGGGAAGAGGGCGGAGACCCTTGTCAGGTAGTAATTAAAATAAAAAACAACTAATAAAGGGGTAAGATGAAAAAAAATATTAAAAGTATAAGTTTTATTTCAGCAGCAATATTGTTATTTAGTATTTCTCCAGCAGTTGCTGATCCAACATATGCTGTTCTTGATGCAAATGGAAATGTTAAAAATATAATTGTTTGTGGAGAAGCATGTGCCAGTGGTACATTTGGTGGAGATAGGGTGGTTTTACAGGTAGCAGCAGACCCAACTACTAATGCCAATCGTGGCGGTATTTGGAATGGTCCAGGAACAACAACGTATAATGATAATACTGCTACATTTACCGTAAATAGACCTATCACAATTACACAAACTGAAGAGAGTGTTGTTTCAGAAGATGAAAATGAAGAACCTGTAACTTTAGCAGGTACTATTTTTGGCAGCACATATACATTTACTTATGGCGATACATTAGGAACTGATTGGGTTATAAACGGATTTAGAGATATGGGTAAAATAGAAAAACCTGCTGATTTAAGTCAAAAGACTAAAGCAGAAATATCTGCTACTACAAAATCAAAAACAGAATCAGCATCTTTTGATGAAAGAAAGACAGCAGCGGAAGTATCATATAGTGTTGCATTACAAAATCTTAGTTTATTACGAGCAAAGATTGACAGACTGTTAGTACTTATTGATAATTGGGTAAAAAAGTAATAATTTAGTGTTGCGGAAGTAACTCAACGGTAGAGTACTACCTTGCCAAGGTAGATGTTGCGGGTTCAAATCCCGTCTTCCGCTCCACGCCCTCATCGTCTAGTGGTTAGGACATCACCCTTTCACGGTGGTAACAGGGGTTCAATTCCCCTTGGGGGTACAATATGTTACAATAAAATAAAGGAGAAAAAATGGCAATAACTATTTATTGGGCTTGTATTGAAGATGAGTGGATAAAAGCAGTTGAGCCAGAAAAAGTAAGTAAAAGATTTTATTCTATGGGCATTAAAGATGACAATAGATCATCTCCAATAGCAATTAATCACTGTCCTGTTTTTAATGGATCATTGACAAATACTTATGCAGTAAAATCAATATATGATTATTCTTTTAAAGTTGAAAACGGCCAATGTGTTTCATCAGACCATGACCAAAAATTTTTTGATGAACATGTTTTTATAAGATTGCTTGAAAAAAAATTTTTTTCTTTTAATGTAAGATATATTTTTTTTACAGAAGAAGATGATTTAAATATGAGTGCTTATCAGTATCCATTTTTTGAAGATAATGAAATTACTAAAAGATGTATGATAATTCCTGGAGATTTTAATATAGGAAAATATTTTCGTAATTTAGAATTTCCATTTATTTTAAAAAAAGAGTATGATGAATTTATAGTTAATAATGAAGATGTTTTATATTATTTAAAATTTCATACTGAAGAAAAAATAAAATTTAAACAATTTAGATATAATGAAAATTTAAAACAAATGCTAGCAGATGTTAGAAAGGCAAATAGCGGTAATAAAAGGGGGGCAAGTATGCAAGTATACTACAATAAATTTAAAGGAAAAAAATATATTTTAAATCAAATTAAACAAAACTTAATAGACTAGCATATGGTATAATAATATTGTACCTGCCAAATGGGGGTACAAAAAATGAAACTCGCTGAAAAGGAGAACATAACATGGTAAGTTCATTGACATTGGATCTTTTTAAGGATCCATTTTTTATTGGTTTCAACAGAGAGTTGGACCGTTTAAATGCAATACATAACCTAGCAACTCGTCAGGCATATCCGCCATATGACATTATTAAATTAAACGAAGATAAATATAAATTATCTTTAGCAGTTGCTGGATTCTCTAAAGATGACATTAATGTATCTGTAGATAATGGAACATTAATCATTAGGGGAGAACTTGTTGAAGCAACAGATGCAGAAGTTGTTCATAAAGGCATTGCTGGTAGAAAATTTACCCGCACATTTGCACTTGGTGAATATATGGAAGTAACTGGTGCCGAAATGAAAGATGGTATGTTATATATTGACATTGATCGCATTATTCCAGAGGATAAAAAGCCAAAAGAAATTGCAATCAAAGTTGCAAAAAAGTAACTAACGTTGTATAATATATATAAGACCTGAGCATGTCCATAAACTGCTCACTACTTATTAAAAGAAAGGAGTAACTAAATGCCAAGATATGACTATAAGTGTTCTGTTTGTTCTGGACAAGTTGAATTTGAAAAAACAATTAATGAAGATAAATATCCAGTCTGTTGTAATCAATCAATGCAAAGGCTTTGGAGTGCTCCTGCTGCAATTTTTAACGGTAGCGGATTTTATTCAACTGACAACAGAAAGTAGATGTATAATAACACTATGACTAGCATTGTTAAAGAACATCCCAGTGTAGTTTCAAAAAAGTATATACTAAATGCTAATGATCGTTGTGATAAGTGTCTAGCACAAGCATTAATTAAAGTAAAAGGTGTTTCTGGAGAGTTAATGTTTTGTGGACACCACTATGAAAAAATAATGAATGACCCTGAGTCACATAATAAAATGATGGCTTTTATGTTAGAGGTTGTTGATGAACGTGAAAAACTAATAGAAAATAGAGCAATTGGAGCAATATAATGTATCAATATTTTGTAAAAGAAGTTAAAAATGTGGTTGATGGAGATACCATTGATGTAATTATTGATTTAGGGTTTGATATTTTGTTTTCTTCCCGTGTTCGTTTAGCGGGTATTGATACACCAGAGTCACGCACAACAGATAAAGTTGAAAAAGCACTTGGTCTTGAATCTAAAGAGTATTTAAAGAAACATCTTAAAGATGCAAAATCTGTTGTTATTAAAACTGAAAAGATGAACTCATCAGAAAAGTATGGTCGCATTTTGGGCTGGTTATATGTTAATGGAGATACAGAATCATTAAATGATAAGATGATTAATGATGGATATGCTTGGGGATATCTTGGAGAAACTAAAGTTAAGGATTTTGAAGTTCTTAAAAAGGCTAGAGCAAAGTCTGGAAAATGAAAACAATACTTTACTTTACTGCAGATTGGTGTCAGCCGTGCAAAAAAGTAAAACCCATCGTTAAAGAATTAAACAGGGACTACGTTCCTGGAATTTTTCAAATGGTTGATGTTGATATAGAAAATGAAATGGCTAAAAATTTTGAAATTAAATCTGTTCCAACATTTGTTTTATTAAAAGAAGGTAAGGAAATAAATCGTACCACTGGTGTAAAAACAAGGGAAGAATTGGAAAATTTTATTAATTATGAAAAAACTATTCAAGAGAATATTTAATCCAGATGGGAAAAGCATGACTTCAGATGAAAATGAAATGATTGAAAAATTAATTCTTGAAGGTGGTCTAGAGGTTGCTGGTATTGACTCTGAAGATGGGTCATTGCTATATTCATTTACTCCTAAAATTAAACAGTTAATGCCAGAATTATATGATGACCACATGAATGCTGTAAACGCTGAGATATTGTCTTTGTGGGAAAGAGGGTATGTAGACATAGACTTTTTATCTAAAGATCCAGTAGTTACATTAGCATTAAAATCATTTGATAAAACAGAAATGTCTAAGTTAACCAAGCGTGAAAAATGGTCTATTGAAGAACTTAAAAGGCTGTCTGGCGTTATGGGCTGTCACAAAACACGAGGACAGGCAGCAGCACAAATTTATGCAATTAATAGATCAGAGGGGAACATAGGTAAAAGCATGGTTAAAGAAGGCGACATGGTAATGGCACCAAATGACGACGAAGTTTATGTTGGTCGTGTTGTTCATGTAATGACAGAAGGAATGCTAGGTTTTCCTGGATCAGAATATGCACTTGCAGCATCCGCTACAGAACCTGCAGTATTAATTCAACTTTTTGAAATGGAAGAAGGCGGATTAGAAGAAACAGAATATTTTATTGGTAAAAAAGCATCTGAAGTTATGGCAATGCCATCTCTTGAATCTAATGCGTGGTATGAAAGAAAAAGACGGACGTATGGTTCCTAATTGTGTTCCAGTAAGTAAGTCAAATGAAATTGATAAAGCAAAAAAACCAAACTATGATGAATTTATTAAGCCACGTAAAGGTGAGCCAGCAAATGCTAGACTTTATGCACGTATTATTCAAGAAGCAAAAGATAAATTTGATGTGTATCCATCTGCAGTTGCTAATTCTTGGGTAGTTCAAGAATATAAACGTCGTGGCGGAACTTATAAATCAGAAAAACGTGATTATTCTACAGCGTCCCGTGAAAGAATGGCAGAATCTGGAAATGCAATGCCTGATGGATCATTCCCAATCTCAAATCGTGCAGACCTTATGAATGCAATTCGTTCTGTCGGTCGTGCAAAAGATTATGAAAAAGCAAAAGCACATATTGTTCGTCGTGCAAAAGAATTAAATGCAACAGATATGTTGCCAGAAGATTGGAACAATATGGCTCGTAAAGGTATGACTAGTTGGGGCGGATCTATATTTGATTTAAATCCGTTTAAAAAATAATGTCTAAAAAATCTTCAGGTTCATATTTTAAAGATCATGGTTTTAATCCATTACAAATTAAAGATGGAAGAATAGTCCGTTTAAGAAAAGACGGTAGAATAAAAGCAGATCTTGGTCCATATAGACCAGGAAAAAATAAAATAAGGGTGGTAGCAAGTGGCCAATAAAGAACAAAAGGGTAATACCAATAAAAAGAAAGAGCCAAAGATGACTCTTAAAGAAAAATAGTAATAGGTTTATTAATGATTGGATCATTTTTTTGGGGTAAGTCATATGAAAAAAATAAGGTAAGACAAGATGGCTGATACATATACACCAAATGCTGGCATGAAGGCTGCTGCTCGTCGTGCCTTAAAGTGGAAAGAAGATGGTAAAGCAACAGGTGCTGGAACTCCAGTAGGCTGGGGCAGAGCAACAGATATCGTTGCTGGTAGAGCAATGTCTTTAAGTACTGTTAAACGTATGTTCTCTTTTTTTTCACGTCATGAAGTAGATAAAAAAGGAAAAGGTTTTTATGATGGACCAGAATTTCCATCTAATGGAAGGATTATGTGGGATGCATGGGGTGGAGATGCAGGGTTTGCCTGGAGCCGTGCTATTGTTGAAAGAGAAAAGAAAAAGGTAGAAAAAATTTGGCAGGGAACTGCCTTTGATTTAAAAAAATAAAGGGGGGTATATATGGACAATTTAGAAAAAAATGAATTAATTCAGTTGATAGGGTTTTATAAACAAAAACTATCTGATACTGAATTAGAATCATTAAAATTACAAATTGAGATTAATAAACTTAATTCTATGATTTTGAGTTTAACAAAAGAACCAGCAAAAAAATCTAAGTAAAATGGAATATTTATTAGTTATAGGCTTGACATTGATTGTTTCTTGGTCTATAATTAAGATATCAAATAAAAAAAGAATAACATTTTTAAAAAAAATTAAATATAGGCAAAGTGATGTATATGAAATGATTAAAAATGTTATTCCAAGACAAAAATTTGATAAGCCTAAATTTATTACTCAGTCTCAAAAACATATTCAAAAAAATATGTTAAGGGTGGTAATAGCCGAAGGCAAAGCATATTGGATATTAGACAATGTTTTTTATACTGCTAACGCCATTAATGGTAGGGTAGATGAAAATACAATAAAACAAATAAATTTTGAAAATATGTCAAAAATAGAGTTAGATAAAATGTTGTCAATACTTGATGACTTAAAACAAGGGGTAGGACCAAATGATAGTGGCAGTACAGGGAACAAAAGAGTTTAGCGACTATAGCGTGTTTTTACGTGCTATGAGCGTTGCCCTTTCTGGCATGAAAAAAGAAGACAAAGAATTTATTATTTATTCTGCTGGTCCATTAAAAATTAATAATTTTGTTTCAGAATTTTGCAATTTGTCAGAACGTGGGATGAAAGCAAGAGGCAAAAAAATTAAATTTTATAATGCTGCCCCTGCATGGTTAAATGAAAATATAAATCAAATAAACTACCTTGCTTTTTTAAGTCGTCCAAAAGAGCCAAAGTCAAAATTGGTTTTAACTGCAGAGGCAAATAATATTGACGTTGGTCTTTTTAGATATTAGGAGAAAAAATGATAATTAAAAGTTTAAATACAATGGAAAAAATTGTAAACAAAAATAAAAACTTATTTTGGAGTGGCTGGGATGTTGTTGATTTAAAGGAGTCTGATATAGCAAAAACTTCTCCTTTAGGCATTAGAGTAAAAGATAAATGGTATTTACATAGAATCTATAAGCCTACTCGCATCGGCTGGGATATACCAAATAAGTATAAGGAATAATCTTGAAACAACATTTATGGAAAGATAATGCCATATGCTTAGGACTTGATACAAATATTTATTTTGATAAATATGAAGAGCAAGAAGAGTCTAGGCATAATGTTGATGCATTTTGTAAACAGTGTCCAGTAAAAAAAATATGTTTTGCCAACGGCGTTTCTGGAAAAGAATGGGGCGTTTGGGGTGGAATATATTTAGAAAATGGAGAAGTTTCAAGAGAATTTAATAAACATAAAACTAAAAAAGACTGGTCTGAAACTTGGCAGTCTTTAACTATGGAATAAAATGTATACAGATTTAATGAGACATGCAGTTCATTCTATACCTGCCCCTAAAAATTTTGGAGTACAAATTATTGACAACGATCATTTTCTTACGATAAAATTAGATGAAAAAAAATTTTTACACATGGTGCACGATGATAAAATATCAGCACTTCAATATGTTGTAAAACTTAAAAAAGCACTAGAAGATTATGGAGCAATTGTTTTAGTAACTAGAGAGCCAGTTAAATGAATATCGTAGTTGTTGGGGGTGGAACTGCTGGCTGGCTAACTGCTCTATATGCTAAAAAAATATTTCCTGAAAAAAATATAATATTAGTTGAAAGTGAAGAATACGGAATTCTTGGGGCAGGAGAAGGTGCTACACCTAACTTTGTTTCTTTTTTAAATTTTTTAGAGATACCTATTTTTGATTTAATTAAAAATTGCAAATCAACAATAAAAAATGGAATTAAATTTACAAATTGGTCAAACGATAATAGTTCTTATTTTCATCCGTTTTCTTCAATAAGTTCAGCGTCAAATGATTATAACTTTATGCTAGAAAGTAATTATTTAGAAAATGATGCAAATTTTTCTCATTACTGTGCTTCATTAAAAAATCATCAATCAAAAGATTATGTTTTTTCAGAAAAAATTTCAAACAAAATGCTTGTTCCATTTATTCAAGATGAAAACAATCAACTACTAGATCTTGCTTATATATCAATTCATTTTGATGCAAAACTTTTAGCAAATTATTTAAGATTAGTAGGAGAAAAAAGAGGAATAATAAGAAAAGAAGGAATTGTTGATAAAATTTTTAATGATAAAGAAGGCTATATTTATAAGATACAAACAAAAACAGAAAAAATAGAGTGCGACTTTGTTTTTGATTGCTCTGGTTTTAAAAAATTAATTATTGGCAATCATTATAAATCTGTATGGAAGTCACATTCTAATATTCTTCCAGCAAAAAAAGCAATTCCATTTTTTTTAGAAATAGATAAAGAAATACCGCCATATACAGAAGCAATAGCAATGAATTATGGGTGGATGTGGAAAATACCATTACAGCATAGATATGGCTGTGGTTATGTATTTGATAGCAACTTTATTTCCGATGAAGACGCTATAAAAGAAATAGAGAATTTTTTAGGATTTGAACCACAGTATCCTAGAAAAGAAAAAGGTGCGTTTAACTTTTCTCCAGGATGTTTTAAAAAAATTTGGATTAAAAATTGTTTATCGGTAGGACTATCTTCTGGATTTGTTGAACCATTAGAAGCAACATCAATAATGCAAACAATATTTGTATTACAAAGATTTATGTCAGATAAAGAAAATTTATATACAAAAAATGATTTTGTTAAACAAAAATTTAACGATATTTATTTAAAAGACACAGAAGATATAGTTGATTTTTTATATTTACACTATATAACAAACAAGGACAATACTGTATTTTGGAAAAATTTTAAAAAAAATAACAAAATGCCAAAAACAATATCTTATATTTTAAAAGTTTATAAAGATAAAGTTTTATTTAACAATTTTGATTTTTTGGGAAAAAATATTTTTAATTCACCTAATTATTATTATATTTTAATTGGCAACAAAATAATTGATAATTTTATTATGAAAAAAAATGCTAATTTTATTTTAAATGATACAAAAAAACAAAATTATGAAGATATATTAAACAATCAAAATATAATAATTCCAAAGTTGTTGACACACAATCAATTTATTGATATAATAAAAGAAAAGAAGGAATAAAAATGTTAAAATTCTTTATTTGTAAAATTAAATCGCATAATCTTGTTGACGCTGGCTCTTGTCCATTTACTAGTAAAAGTTATTTAGCCTGTTTAAGATGTGGAATAACAATAATAAAATGAAAAAGAAAACAAAAATAATAATATTAATGGTTTTATTTTTTTTAACTGCTGTATCACTTTGGGTGGCAGCAAATTTTAAAAAAATTTCTGATTTAAATATTTTTGATATAGAAAAAGACTAATGCAAACCTTTCTACCCTACAAAGACTATGATCAATGTGCAGAAATATTAGATAATAAAAGATTAAATAAACAGATATTAGAAGCCTATCAGATACTTAAGGTTTTGTCTGGCAAATCTCCATCAGGGGCTTGGCGCAATCATCCAGCGGTATTGATGTGGAAGAATGCTGAGCATTCATTACGCACATACGCTAAAGCCATGATTAAAGAGGCTAAGGCAAGGGGCATAAGGACAGATAAGAACGAGGCTAATATAGAGGCTCTAGAGGCTGTTTGTGGGCAGATTTGGGGTATTGGTAAGCCAGTCTGGAGTGAAGCATCTCATATAAATCGTGTTAATATCACCCATAGAACCAACCTTTATCGTAAAGATCACATTTATTATGCAGAGTTTTATAAAGACATTAAAAGTAAACACAATAAGCCTTGCTGCGATAAATGTTTATATTATTGGGCAACTCATGCCGTCAGAGATGGAGTACAATAGTTAGTATGGAAATGATGTTTGTAATATTTTTTGCTACCCTATCATTTTCTTTTGGCATAGCATATTGGTCAGTATTTGATAAGTTAAAAAAATCAAACATTTTACTTGCAGAACTTTTTATAAAAAATAGAGCACTAGAGGAAATTGCCTCTCAAGTTAAAAATAATATAACACTTTCAGATGATGCAATACATAAAGAAAATTTTATAAAATTTCTTTCTGATTCAAGAGACTGGGCTTTTGAATATATTGAAACATCACAAAAAACTATTAAAGAGGTATCAGAAGAACTTAAAAGTAAAGGTTTAAACGGATACTCTGAAAAACTTTTAGCACTTTTGCCACCAGCAGTAGGAGATAAATAGTATGAGAGATGTTCTATTATCAACACTAACAGGTTTTGGATGCGGTGCCGTGTTTGCTGCATTCAAATTGCCAGTACCAGCACCACCAGTTTTTGCGGGAGTCGCAGGAATTATTGGGCTGTGGATTGGTTTTACAGTACTAACACAAATTATATCCTAGGAGGAATAATGAATAACTTACTAAATGATAAAACAAAGGCAATGCTAGCATCATACGGACGATCTGTTCTTGGTTCAGTAATTGCACTTTACATGGCTGGCGTAACAGATCCAAAAGATCTATGGGCTGCACTAGTTGCTGCTTTAGCACCCGTCGCATTGAGAGCGCTTAACCCTAACGATAAGGCGTTTGGCGTACTGCCAGACACTGGTGCTGTTTCAGATGCACTTAGCAAAATTGTACCTGCTAAGAAGGCTCCAGCAAAAAAGGCTGCTAAGAAAAAGTAGTTTGTTTTTAATAAAGGGGGCAAATCTAAAACCTTGCCCTCTTTATTTTTTATAGCGGGGGAACTATGGATTTTGTATACATATGTAAAGAAGGCGTTAACGAAGAACTAAAGTATTCTATTAGGTCTGTTGCTGAAAGTTTTCCAGACTCAAATATATGGGTTGTTGGTGGTAAGCCTGATTGGTACATAGGAAATTATATTGAGGTTCATCAGGTACATACTAAGTATAAAAATGCTGTAGAGAATTTAAAAATGATCTGTTCTTCATCACAAATATCTAATGAATTTGTTTTAATGAATGACGACTTTTATATTATTAAAAAAATAGATAGCATAGACACTTTTCATGGTGGTTATCTATTAAATAAAATAAACTTATATCAAAAACTAAACGGTAATTCTAACTACACTAGAAAACTTAATGCCACATATAAAAGATTAAAAGCCATTGGAATTGATGATCCACTAGACTATGAACTACACGTACCCATGGTTATGGAAAAACAAAAATTGCAAGAGGTGTTAGATAAAAATGACCAGTTTTTATGGAGATCCATGTATGGAAATATATTTAAAGTTGGTGGATCAGAGATGCAAGATGTTAAGGTTTATACTAGAGGTCCTTTAGTTTTTAAGTCTTATAATTTAAATATAGATAATCACACATATTTATCTAGCGCAGATAGTTCTTTTGATATTATTTGGAACAATATACTTAAAATTCAGTTTAAGCAAAAAACTAAATTTGAGAGATAAGTTCTAAATATTTTTCTTTTAAAATAACTGGAGAAAAGTTTGAAATTCCAATATTATATGCTTGCTCTTTATACAATGTTTTATCTTTAATATTAATATAGTCATCAATTGTTTTTGCTAAAGCCCTCGGATCTGCTTCAAACAATTCAAGTCTAACCTTAGTTCTAATTGTTCCTATTGAATCACTTTTAACCAACCATTCTGGTGGTAAAATAAAATTATTTGGGGATATATTTGTCATAAAAACTGGCAGAGCACTTAACAGGGCTTCATTCATTGGCAAGCACAATCCAGCGTATCGTCTTGGTAATACCATAGCATCAAAACCATTATACATATCTTCTCTATTATCTGGATTACCAACTTCAATTTTAAGTCTTGAATCTTTTATATTTGTCTCTATTTCACTTTGACTTTTGATTACTAACTCATAATCTGCCTTAGAGTGCTTAAGCATATCAATAACAGTTTCAGTACCGTTTCTATCTTTTGCTGCTTTTTTACCAGCGATATGCAGTATCTTATTGTGAGACTTAGATAAATTATTTTCTTTTATTTTATTAAATAATCTTTCATCTGTTGGTGGTGGAAGGTGTTCTATTTTTGTCTTACCACCAAACATTTTTTTAATACTTTCAATTTGCCATACACTTGGAGATAGCAGTACTGTTGGTAGTGGTAGATTAGGGTTTGATAAATGACCAAATAATTCATAGTTATATTGAAGTATGGTTTTTACATTTCTTTTATTTGCAAAACTTATAAAATTTTGATCATAAAATGTTTCACAACTTAATACAACATCTACATCCCCTAAAAACATTTTAATCTGTTGAATAGATGGAAAACCATTACTTTTAATGCAATTATATTTTTCATACCATTCTGGATGCTGTTTATTTTTATTAAATGATGTAGAGTCAATTAAAAGAATCTTATCTGGATTAAGCATATTGACTAATTCTTTAGTCTGATTGCCAAGTCCAGTATTGTCAGATCTTGCTATAATTCCCAGTCTCACTCTATTGACCTTAAAATATCTTTATCATCTCTAAATAACTCAGACTGACTTAATATTTTTTTTGCATCTTCAATACTTGTATATGACCAAAACTCATCATCTTGGGTAAACTTTCTAGTACTTTGCCTTCCATCTAAATGTAAAACCCTGCTTACGTTTTTACCATTATCTGGGTAATAAATAAACATCTTATGCGCTTCCCAGTTTCTAATTTTAAAAACATATGGAGTCTCTACAACTTTTTCCTCGTTTGGCAAGTACTCGCAATCAGTTTGAGCCTTTCCATAAAACTCATCTTCAATGTAATTTTTTTCACCAACATTTGGTAAAATAATATCTTTATAGTAATTAGTAAAACTCAGATGTGGGTTTTGACTCCATTGAACAGTCTTCATAAAGATATCTTCCTGACCACACATCATATGAACATGCTCTTGTGGCATTTCTTCTCTTAAATAAAACCTTATTGTATTTGCTTTATTATATTCAAACATATCTAAACATTTATTCCAGTCAATATCTCTATCAGTTCTTAAAGGAAGATCTCCCTCAATATAAAGAATTAATGGTGTTTGAACTAAGTTAATAGTTTTTTTCATCATAGTACTTTGATGACTATGTTCATCAAATATGATTGGTAATACATTTTCCCATTCGTGTAAGCATTTCCATAAAACTCTATTTTTATATTCATCATAGTCTTTCTTATAGTTTGATTGCTCTGATCTTATTCCATCTATTTGTAATATTATTTCACTGTCTGGAAAATGAAATCTTGTATTATTTATGGTTGTTTCTATAACTTTTGTACTGGGGTGGCTAGGAATATAAGATGTTGGAACAATAATTGTTACATCAGACTTTTGCATTTACTTGCCTCATAATCTCAATTGATAAATCTCTTTTATATTTTATCCACCAACAGACAGT